CGGGTCAAGAGGTCCGTAATCTGCTCGTCGCTGAACAGAGTGTCAGTCTCGCTGCCGCCGTCGGGGATCTCCTCACCCAGCAGTTTTCTTAGTCGCTCGTCGTCGGATACTGCCATCTCACCTCCTAGCCTCTGTCGAGCCCCTCAGCTGCCAGCAACAGCTCGTCGAACTGAACTAGCCTCGTGATGAGCATGTCCTTCCGGCCATCCATAGAAAGCCCACGAATGTGGCACTCATGCCGAAGATGATCGTTAGTCCAAGCAGGGTCGTAGAGGTCTTCCGGCATCCTATCCATGATCGACCCTTCTCGGGTGATATGGACTACGCCGTGCTCTGGTACGTGCTTGGGTACCATAGGGTCACCGCTGATGGGGCTGAGAAGCGATCCCTGCTCATCAACCCTGACTTCCAGCGGCTCGCCCTTGGCGTTGATTAGCTTCGGCTTCTTGTCCTTCTTCTTCTTGGGCTTCTTCCACACCAGAGGAGCTTCGCCCCTCATGGCCTCGGCAAGGTTATCCTCGTCGAGCTTGGCCTTGATCTCTGGCGTCAGGCGGTTGCGCTGAGCCAGGTAGAGAATGTCTTCTGCAGTCAGTTCTGAGACCGCCTTGCCAGTGAGATCTCTCATCTCACCCTCCTTCTCGGAGTTGCTGTTAGACCTCGATGAGGTTGGTGCTGATGGCAGCCCAGGTCACGCCGGTCGTGGCGGACCAGGACAATGCGACGTTGCCGTCGACGTCGTTGAACCGACCCTTGGGGAATGGCCCAGCGACCACGGTGTGCCCGAAGTTGCAGGCGATGGGGACATCTGGGTTGAAAGCGGTGTATCCGTCCGGAGCGGCCGTGTTAGGGTCGTCGACCGTGCAGATGGTGGCAGTGTCGTCGTCGGCGTTCTTGACGATGAGCATGGTCTTGCCATCGTTGGTGAACTTGTCGCCCGACGCGGCGGTATGGAAAGTGACGTCGACCTCGGTGAGGCCCGGTCCTTGTGCTGCGTACGTAGTCATCTCTCGCCTTTCTGCGAGGGTGAGAACCCCGACCCCGGGACGCCATGGGCGGCAGCGACATCCCGGGGCCAGAGCTCAAGTGGTGTGGATCAGATCAAGGCATCGACGCGTACGCGGCAGGAACCGAGTACGAACCGGCGCTGGTGATCTGCATGACTGCGCCTGCACCTCGGTGCCGAACGCCCGTTCCGAGCCCGTGGTTGTAGAACGAATCCGTGAGCGGGTAGTCCCGACCCGGGCCCGGCATCAGCCGGAGACCACGGAGCGAGCTGACCTCGTGCTCACGAATCCCCACGGGGTTGCCGACGTTGCGCTCGCCGCCAGTGGCGAAAGCGACAACGTAGCCAGCCGGGATGTAGTCGTCCTCAACCACGAGGAACGGACCGTATGTCCCGATCTGACCCGGAATCGAGCCTCCTGGCGCACCGACCACACCCGAGTTTGCGGGCAAGAAGACTCCGCCACCGACGTTCTGGCCGGGGATGAAGTCGTACTTGTCACCGTTCGCCCGCTGGAATGTGCGGATGATGTCACCCTCCTGGCGGTTGACCAGCAGAGCGAGGCGGTAGCCGAGGGTGAGTCGGTAGCCGTGCTCGCCGAGCTGAACCTCCAGATCGTCCATGTCACCCGAGTCGATCGACGTGGACCCGGAGGTCATGTAGTGATCGTGGGTGCTCAGGAACGAGGTGCTCTTGTAGTCCGGCGGCGTGGTGCCGTCGTTGTTGTAGAAGCGGTACACCGTGACGTTCTGGTCGTTGACCACTGCAGAGCTGTTGGCGCTGTTGAAGACGGTGCCGAGCACCTTCTGGAACACGAGCCGGTTGTCTGCTTCCAGAGCGCTGGCGTTCAGAGCCGAGATCTGGACAGAGTCCGACTCAGCCAAGAAGAGCCAGGTGTACCGGATGGCGATGTCGTACCAGGTGAAGTCGTAGCCGGCGATGAACGGCTGACCGAGACGAATCCCAGTCGGCTCACCGTACTCAGACGCACGCTGGAAATCCTCCGACGTCGGGAGCAGGATTCGCTCCGTCGGGCGGGTGACCGGGAAGGTGAGGAGGTTCACCAGCGGATCACGCTGCCGGTTGAGCAGAGCGACTGAAGCCTGGAACTCCCTCCACATTGCGTTGAGATCGGCGCCGTCCGCACTCTGGGTGATGACGTCGGCGAACTCGTTGGTGCCCTGCTCGAATCCGACGATGCTCTTGAGATCGTCGAGGTCGAAGCCTTGGATGGAGGAGAAGATCTCCTCTTCGAACGGGTAGATGAGCTTGTTCATTAGAGTTCTCCTCCTCTCAGGCGATCAGGCCGCTGTTGACCAGGGCGGTACGGATCTCGTTGACCTTGGTGACCAGGTCAGCGAAGTTGTTGTTGAGCGCCGGCACCATGACTGCAGCGATGTCGTCCCGAAGGGCGTCCGCCGAAGCCGGGGTGTCCGTGGGAGCAGCGATGGCTGTGACGGTGTTGTTACCCGTCCCACCCGTGCTGTCCGTGAGCGCCACGATGGTGGTCTGGTCACCGACGACATTGCTGGAGCCCGCCGTGCTGAAGCGCACGACGAGACGACCATCTTCGACGGTGTGGCCCACTCGGTAGATCGAGGGAGTGGTCGAGATGACTCCGGTCGTGGCGTGGGCGTAGTAAACGCTGCCCGCGTTGCCACCGAACTCGACGATCTCTCCATCGGTCATGACGTCAGCGACGTTGCCGGCTGCTGTGGTCCGATTGCGGATGTAGACACCGACGACGCCGGTGGTGCCGGCCCCGTTGACGATGTGTCCATCCGTGTCGAGCCCCACCCCGATGGCCGCACCCAGAGTGGATGCCACCACGTCGCTGTCGTCCGCCAACAGAGCACGGAACCCGCCAGAGACGGGGTCGTACTTGTCGAACCTGGACATTGCAGTCCTCCTTCCAGAGGCTTATCGACGAAGCGCCGGGTATTTCTCCTTGAGCGCTTCCTCGTCCAACTGATCCTTGGTCTTGCCGGTACCACCGAACTTCCCACCAGAAGGAGTTCCAGCTCCGTCCGCAGACTTGAGCAGGTGTGGCTTCTTCTTCAGCAACGCCTTGAGCGCCCCGACGACCGTTTCTTCGTCGACCGTGACATTCTCCGGCTCGTCGTCATCCTGGTCGACGTCGATCTCATCCCTATCCACCAAGGAGAGGGCGTCGTCTACGTCTTGGAAGTTGAGCGTGCCAGCGTGCTTGATGATGAGGTTGTTAACCTCAGTGGTGCGAAGCTTGGCTGCGAGCTTCTCGCTCCGAGTCACTGCGTCAGCTCGAGCCTTCTCGGCCTTCTGAACTGCAGTGGCGTCCTTGTCGTCATCGTCTGCCTTGGTCTTCTTGAGCTTGTTGAGCTCCCGCTCGGCTTCCCGGCGGCCTCTCCGCTCTTTTTGCAAGGCAGACTTCAGACCAGCCGTGTCCTCCTTGCCGTCAGTGGAGGTGGCTTTGTCGTCTCCGTCAGCACCATCAGTGCCTTCGTCGCCGTCTCCATCACCCTCACCGTCGCCCTCGTCGCCATCGCCGTCACCGTCTCCGTCGTCGAACCCGGTGATCGCGTCGAGCAGATACCACGGCGTTTCGAGCTGCATCTCGCAGCCTCCCTTCTGAGGCCTCACGCCCCGTTACCTTTGTTGGTTGCTTCGGTGCCGCCTGACTCGTTCGGGCGACCTCTGTTGTTGCTCTGGTTCCCGCCAGGCGGCGGCTGGGTGAGGGCAGCAGTTTTCTGGGCCTGCTCGAAAGCCTCTTGGGCTTCGGCAGCCATCTGCTCCTCGATGTCGTCCGGGAAAGTAATGCCGTAGATCTCGCCCACGGCCTCCCGGTAGAACTTTTTCGAGATCGACTTGCGATCCAAGAGGTTGTTGTAGACGTTGAGAGAATCGGTCTTGTTCTCAGGCAGCTTGTCGCCCAAGATGATTCTGATCTCATCCGCCTCGTTGAACCTCTGCTCCTCGTAAGCAGCATTCCAGGCCCGCCAGTCGAAGAAGAACTGGTCGAGCTTTCCCACACCAAACTCGTCTCGTTCCTCCAGCTTTGCCATGGTCGGGAGGAACTTGATGGCCAGGGCGATCCCTGACTCAGCGACGAGCGCTTCGATGGCGCCGGGTCGGAATGTGGCGCTTGTTTCGTAGAGGCTGTTGACGAGGAACTCGATGTGAGATTGGCTGGGCTCGACAGTCTTTAGCCCGTCGACCCGCTTGAAGAAACCTTGGCCAGGCACGGTTATGACCATGCCAGGAGCGATCAGCCAGTTCTGCTCGTTCCCCTCTGAGTCCACCGGCGGACTTGCGTCAGTCGCGTAGACCCCTAGTCCCTCCAAGGCCAGCGCCAGGTCCTCATCGCTGACGCTCTGGTTGATCCCAGACTGCAGTCGCTCGTAGCCCCGAATCTCGGAGCTGCCGAAGGGCTGACCTT